GTCCTCATTAGGATAACCTCCAATTTGGGCCAATTCAATAAATGAAAGAAATACAGCTCGTGTAATCTGCGAGTTCATTCTTACATCATACTTTGAATAATCCCAAGCAATCACTTGGTTATCACCAGCAAACTTGTTAGCGTGATCCATCAATTGTTCCCAATCACGGGAAAAAGCATTCACACCAACAGCACTTTCGGATACCAAAGGATGCATACTCAAGAATCGTGCAATAGGTAGAAAATACTTCCTAATGTACAATCCAAAAGCAACAGCTCCAGCCTGAAATACACGAACTTTTTCCTTATGAAGAGGTGTTGGTTCATCTTTTAATGTGGCTGTAGCAATAGGATAAGCTCGCTTTCCTTGTTTCCAACATGACATTAGTCTTTCCATTTCAGTACGTATTAACTGATCTGGAACTCGATCAACTAAAACCTCACCATCTCGAATTTCTTCGAAATGGAGAGACTTCTTTCCAAAAACAGGGAAACCCATGCCTGTGCTCATAGGTAAAGCATCAAGAAATCTCTTTCCTGGTACACCCATGACCATTTCACGTTCATTCAAAGGACGAAATTCTTCCTTCGAAGCATGACGACGCATTAAAGGAATCAAATCCTTTAACCAATCTTGACGAGCTCTTTCCAACTCAACATGTGAAAACATGTCAGCTGGGTTAACAATGTGTTCTAATGTCGCATTGTAACCCTTCCAATTAGGGAGCAATTTAGGTGCTCCCCATTGATTTTCGATACCTGTGACTTCCGCAACGATAGGAGAAATAATAGACTGCTCTACTACACTCTTTTGTTGATTTCGTACACGTGTAGAACCTAGAACATCAATAAATGCGTGAGCCTCTAAAGTGCTAAACACACTCTTTGGGTGAACTTTATCACTCTCCAAAATATCAATATCATATTGTTTCTTGGGAATGTCTGTTGCATCCGCAGAGAGCAAAACACCAGGCTTAAGCTCAAGCGCGTCAATAAGATATTCAGCATCATTTTGGGTAACAGTCTGTAACACACCAGCCTTTGTCATTGAATTTCCGCCAATATGGAAACCAACAATAACAGGTGTCTTCGATTCAGCAACTACTACTCCCATACAAGCTCCATTACGAGCTAAATGAGATTGATAATTACCTCCCCAAAACTCACGGTATTTATGACCTACACGTCCAAATTCAACAAGAATTTCGTCTTCCAACATTTCATCGTAGGAACGAACATACATATGACAAGTTCCTGTTCCTTTGGGATATGTGATAGGTAACCATTCAATACGGTTCTTAAGATCCGGGCAATTTGGTACATAAATAACAGTCAAATCATGATTTGAACTGTGTACACAATTACCAGAATCAACCTTAAAAGTAAATTGACCGCCAGGTTTATGATGACGGAAAACTTTCACTTTCATAGATTCAGTTGGTACTCCACTCATATCTGAATTGGGG